GCGTTTAGGTCCGCAGGAAGCGAGACGGAAGTCTCTGTAATCAAATGATCTTTCTGTGTTTTCACTGTTACCGCCATAAATTTCTCCTCTAGCTTTCCGTTACAGTAGTTCTAGGCTCTCCGCCTTTGGCCCCTTTGGCCTTAATTTTTGGTGCTTTCTGTCCCGACGAGGGACGACCTCCAGCGTGAGGCTTCCCGCCTCCGGCATCTCCCCCTCCCATCTGCGCGGGATCAATCCCCATTTTTTTCATTGTCATGGCGATGTCTATTTGTGCCATCAGTTTCATTTTTTCCAGTTTTTCCTGCTCTTGAAAACTAGACTCTATTTCTGCTTCTGGAGATGGAACGTCTGCGCTTCTAAAAATGGTTAACCAACTAATTGGGGCACCCATCTTCTTTAGTTGGACGTAGAACAACTGCTGTTGCATCTGCGTGACCTTGAGTAGTGTGCTTGGAACCGAGATGAGCCTGATCTGCTTGACGAACCACCGCGCCCGCTCCAGATTCGTGTACTTCGATTCCGTTTCAGGGAACTGCCCACCAACCATTTCGTCCGGCAAGTGGCTAGGAACTAGGTCGTTTGGCTTGTAGTCAAATACTTCTGGAGCCATCTTTTCCGGGCCAACGTACTCCATGATCCTCTGTGTGTCAAACCACTGTAGAATAAGGTACTTGACCCTCATCCCGACAGACTTGTTCGCCTTCTCGACCCTAGCAGCAATTCCTTTTCCTACCGGCCCAATGGATTCGAGCATCTTATCAGCAGTGTCGCTGGCGATCTGCAATTTCATATTTGCGCCGAGATTTCCCAAATCCTCAAGACCAAGCTGCTTGCCTTCCTTTTCGTTGAGGTATTTCAGGAAGTTGAACTGCTCCCCTTTGACATTAACCTCGTCAGGAAGAATAGACTGGAAGGTATCCTTCGGAATGCCATCTACTCCAAGACGTACATCCGGCTCGAATATGTCGAAGTGCTCAATCTTTGGCCCACCTGTATCCGTGTGGTTGTATCCCATTGGAGGATTCATTTGGGCGGTCAGGACTTGATCTATCAACCGCTCATGCTTCCTGATCGTCGTCTCAATGCTTGCTACATCGCCTACGATAGATCGTCCCAGCGGCTCCCATGCCCAATCGTCAACCGTGTACTGGATAATTGGTATACGAGGGTCCCAGTCGAAGGCGGGTCCGTCGTACATTGGCTTCCCCATTCCTGTTGAGGTGATGATGAGCCGCAGATTGGGGTATACCCGGCAATGCTGTGATTCGGCAGGAATATAGTATGGTTCTCCATTCCTCATCCCTCCAAATATTTGCTGCCCTACGAACGGGACACGGTAGAACCACGTCGTTCCCAAATCTCCCATCGGGAGTTCGTATCCTGTGTTGTTTATCCGCAAATCGCGGACGAAGGTGTAGCGGATTTCAGCGTACAGATTTCCGAACGTCCTGCCCGTATCCCCGTAGCGGTTCCGCTCCGCATAATCAACTCGCTGCGCTTGCATCCGCGTCTGATAGTTCCTACGCGCACCAACAGTCTGTATATCCTTCTGGAATAGAGGAAACCTGCCATGCGCCTCAGCAATAGGCATGTAGTCATAGACCGTGACCGCGTAGGCATCCTGAATGTCGTTGGTTCGGGAAGGAATCTGCGTAGGAATAACGTCTAAGAGTCCTAGCGCGTCAAACTCCATTCTCCTCTCGCCATATCCGTACTCTGTAGCCCTCACCTTCGGCCACAAGTATCCGATCCCCATGACAGAGGCGTATTGGAGAACTTTGAGAATTTGGAACGGGAAGTCTGACTCTAAGTAGACGCATTTGCTTACTCTTGTAAGCATCTCTGCCATCTTCTTATAAATTGGGGAGTCACTCCCGTAACCGGCAATTTCACGAACCTGCGCCAGCGTCTCGCAGAACTTCCGTATGTCATACTTAAGATTATTAGTTACGAGACTAGATCGGCACTTATCGTTGAATACCGCATTAAAAACTCTGAGGTTCTTGGCGAGGTCTTTGTAGCAGCGTTGGGCCTCAAGAAATCCCTCACCCTCTTGAATTTGATTTTCAACGTCCGCGTATATCTGCTCGGGACGAGACCAGAACGGAGAAAATTGCCAGCTAGAAGTCTCGCTTTTATCCCGGAAATAACTCGTGGATTCGCCCATTACTGGCACTGGGTATTCTCACAATTTCTCTCCCGGTACCGCCCCACTTCCCCAAATAGGGCGTTTCACTACAAGTCGTTACTCTGTGAGAGTGTAGCGCAAATTTTCCTGCGCGTCTATAAAATTGTTTTGACAGCCCCACGCCAAACATGCATCATAGGGAGTGAGGTGCCTTATGTCGGTAGGAAATTGGTTCTGGATAATTTACGTCATCGCCATTCTGTTCGGGTCATGGTTCAACTATGAAGCGGGACAACCGTTGTGGTATCGCAGGGCTGGAGCCTACGCGATTCTCTGGATTCTGGTCGGATTTTTGGGGTATAGGGTTTTCGGCTTTGTCGTGAAGCCGTAGAGAGGTTCATATTATGATCTTGCTACTTATCATCCTGATCCTCCTGTTCGGCGGTGGCGGTTTCTACCTTGGTCCGGGTCCGGGATACTACGGCGGATTCGGATTGGGCGGAATCCTGTTGATCGTCCTGATCGTTCTCCTGCTCAGATAGCACCTGTAGTCGGAGAGCGTCGCCCAATGAACAACGGCGAGAGATGGAGCGATTCTGGGGTGATGAGAGCGTCGTATGATGCCAAAGTGTTCAATGGATTGATTCCGGCCTTCTGTAAGCACCAGATTATCAACTGTGAACAATCCTCCCGCCCCTTCGACAGCAAAGCCAGCCATCTCCAGTGCAAGGCTATTCCCACGATCAGCCAATAGTTGTACTTTACCCCGATTTGGGATTCAAGCGCATCGTGGAAGGCATCGAATTGTGATTGTGTTACGGGAAGACTGTAGCGATCATCCCTAATCACATGTTTATCCCAATCCAAGGGACGCTTCTCAACGCCCGTTATCGCGTGTGCTCCTGTCCATCCAGAACAATCTCTCGATAGAGCTTCCACATGCTCATAGACGCTCATTGAGGCAAATCTAACACTCGCTCCAGACGGAGTGCGCGTGGCAACGAAACGAATTACTAAGTTTGGCATGTTTTCTCCTGTTCCACGCGGTACCGCTTTAAAGAGTCCAGATCAGACATGTAAACCCTGCCGCAAGAAGGACACTGTGCACTCGATCCCCACCACCACCTGAATCGAGTTCCACAGCCTAAGAACCATGGTCCTTCTCCGTTCAACTTACCGGCGATGATTTTAGCCCACTCAGCGGGTTCCATATCCCCCTTGTAAGCATCGCATTGACGCTGAAGGAGAATCGGGCCTACGACTTTACTTGTATCCATCCGTAGTATCCTTTATCTAGTGGACGAATCGCTATACCGTGAGGTTGTCCCACTCCGTTCCACTTCCTAGCGTGGCCAACATCCAGTATTACTAGGTCCCCAGTCTGTAAATTTTCAGCCGCATAAACTCCTGTATATGTTCCTTCCGCCATAGGGGAAACAGGTCCAAATATGCGCTCTAGCTTGCGCCTATTCTCCTGCGGCTCATCCATCTTAGGAACCTTCGGAGAAGGAGAATCCAGCATCTTCGGAGCAGCCGCAATCAATGGAGCCAATCCGATCCACTGAAGAAATGTCCTCCGATTAATCATCTTTAACCTCACTCAACCTTGCTTTGATTGCTTCTTCTCTCGTCTTGAATACCCTACAGCCAGGGTAGCAGTCCCACCACAACTCTCCATCTAGAGCGTATCCTTCCCCGTTAGGGTAAGCAGGGTGCCGGTCAGTATGGAGATGCCTCTCCCTAACTTTAGCGGGAACAATCCTGTATCCTCCGCGTCCAGTTCCACAATCCCGCACCCAAACATTCTCTCCACGCTTGAAGCGGAATACCCCTCGCGGCCAATGGATTTTGTAGCGGTTTCCCCTCTTAGTCAGCGCGTAACTATCCAAAGGCTGCAATTCTATTTCGGCATGAGTCATATTATCCTTCCCTCATCAGTTCTTCCGCGCACTCGCACGTCCATTCAGGACACGTTTCGTCTATTGGTAGGAAGTCCCATGCATAGACCACCTTGCTCCCAAGCAAACGCTTGGCTACCGAATGAGCTTTATCCTTATCAAGAAGTTCCCTCAGCCCTAGTACGGGTGATAAAAGATCACATATATCTTCTTTCGATCCTTTATTCTTTTCGTCTATAGCTTCGTTCCATACTCTATTTCTTTCTCTGATAACCAAAATCTCCTCATCAGTGTAAGGTGGTGGCCCTCCGTGTGCGGACATATATTTTCTATGAAGTATGGCGTTCTTTATAGACTTTTCTCCAACTTTCCTTAACTTCATTGTTCCTCCTTACGCTGCCCCCCCTCTTTAAGGAATAAAGAATTCCACCGATCCTTCCAAGGCAATCAAATCGCCAGGACCCAAGCGTACCCATGCTACGCTCTTAGAGACTTCGTTTTCAACACTAACGAACTCCATAATGC